GGATAGTGGTTCCTCTGCTTCTCACCCAAATTCCCCCCCCAGTGGGGGGGTCCCGGGTGTCCGACAAGGTGATGTCGACAAACGGGTCAAGCCGCATAAGGCGTTGCACTGTACGGAGTGCAAGGCTGGGGTGGATTGCCAACTCAAGGGCGGTCATACACACCACAGCTCAAAAAACCGTACTGGATACGCTTCACGCGTCAAAAATGAGGGAAAAGGCCCTAATACACCTGCTGATTCGTCGAAAGCAGATGCTGTTAAACCTAGTGGTGATAAAATCACCCCACCGGAGGACAAGAAACCTCGTTGGTACCATTGCAAGGAAGATTGGTTAACCTGCACCGATATGGACTGTCATGGACATGTTCATGTTGGAACCCGCCTCCACATGGAGTCTGAAAGCTTTAATGAGTTCATGGCTAAGCACCCTAGTGCAACTGCCCCTGAACTGGAGAAAGCTATTCGCGCTATTGCGAAACAATCAGAATCTGTGTTTGGACCAAAAGGAGCGGAATGGGACAACGAACTCTCTGACATTGAAGACGCGGCCGATGCGCTGTTGACTCCTCTGCCACGAGATCGGTTCATGTATGAACCAGCTGCGAGCCCCCCGGTGGTGGCATTAATTGCCACACCCACCTCTGAAAGCTTAAGAGAGGAATCCACCCCCCAGGAGGAGGTGAAGACCGTAACGGTAGAAGTCGACTTGCTGCCAAGGCACGTCGCCCGATCGAGCTCTACTTTCATGTTCGGAACTGACTTCCTCGTTGTTACGAGGGTGGCCAGTGCGGATAATGGAGTAACGTGGAGTTGTCACGATTTGGTCAATAAGGAGAGGAGTGCAGGATTTGATGGATCCCGAATCCACTCTCTGGATGAACTCACACCCGTGGATGGGACCACAGGAGGTGAGGATAATAGTGGGGCAGGAGCACTGAGTGATGCCCCCCCACTCCCCCCGAGGCGAACGAATCTTGATGACGCCCCGGAAGACGAGAAACACAGCAGCACCGGTCAAGTGCACCCCATTACATCCTCCAGCAGCGATGATGCCCGCGGTTGGTATGGTGGGGGAAGAGGCACCGTCGTCGAGCGTAACTCGAGACTGTTGCAGCGGACGGCTGATGCTCAGGAGAAGTTTAGTGACCTCTCCTCTCGTTTGATACCCGCTGTTGAGAGCGGAAGCAGGAAGATCACCAGGTTGTTTAGCACACTCCTGAGTTCGATCCCTGAAGAGGAGGAGTTTAAGGACTCCTCGGCCAGCACAACAAATTTTCACCCGACCCCAGCAATGGGAGAAGAAGCGATGGCTTCTGAGGTTGTGCAGACTGAACATTCCTTAGCACGGATGCCCGAATCCTGGGAAGAACAACTATATGGTGGCAAAGCAGATAATACTGATTTTATGCTAGTCACCAAACGAGTTTATGTGTTTACACAGCAAGAGACTACTGACCATAAGTTTAAGAAGATGACTCTTCTGAAGAACTTTCTTGCTAAACACACCTTCCTGGGCGCGTACGAGTCCGTGATCCCCGTCAACGATGAGTCCGAGACGTTCCTGAGTGAGGAAAAATCTGAAGAGAAGAAAGACCGTGTAGCGGTGAGATGGGCCTGGGAGTCCACTTATGCCGCAACGACCACGACTGAGACTTATCATGCTTTTAAGAATTCCTACACCCACGCTTCATTTCTTGAAGTGTACCCGCAAATCGTCGCTCATTTTATGTCGACTCCTCAATTGATTCGAGGCCGACTGATGAAGGATGACCGCTCCTGTGTCTTACAAGACACCGCTGTTGGTTATCTGCATCAGTATATGGCTGGGTCCCCTTTATTGGGGCTCATGAATCTTCGCCCTAAGGTGAGATTGAACACGGAGAAGCATATTATGAACCAGATGATCATTATGGGATTGGAACGGCGGTCGGTGGTACCACTCGCAACGGACGTGGGGGGAGGGTTGATCGATACCCCGTATAAGAGTAGCGTGTTCGGACACAACTTCTTTACGAAATCGAGACACCGACAAGAGGTGAGCCATCAGGCCACTGCGTCGAAGCCCGGAATGATTGAACAGTCTTTTCGGTCGAGGGTTCCTTCAAAGACCGAGTCACCACGAGGGAGCCCTACTGTTTGGGGGTCAGCCAGTGCGACGATATCCGTGATACCGAATATCGTTACAATGGAGGGTTCACCATAATGCGTGGTAAGAAATTCTTCACCCAAGAGGGTAGGATCGAGTTTCCGCAAGCGACTGTTTGGGAGAGATTGGCTGTTAAAAAGGATAACAGTTACCTCACTCGAGCCGGACCTTGTGCGCCACACACTGGTCAAATATACGGCAGGACCACTAAAAATCTTGCTGATGGCGTTACTCGCCTGACCAAATCCCGCCTCCCTATGCTTGTAGGGGCCGAGGAACACTTTCAAAACAAGCAGCACACATTTGTGAAGAAGAACGTCGACTTTATCAACCGACTGAGGAACGAGTATGAAGATTACTTTACTGAATACACCAACGCCATCGAGGAAGCTCGTCTGCATTATGCGGACCCCCATGCTAAGCGAGAACTCCGTACCCAATCTTGGAACGAAGTTATGAGCCATGGAGTGCTATACAAGAATATTTGGGAAATACCGGGTAAATATGCCATCTACAACGTTAAAATCTTTGAGGGCG